TGGTCTTTTAATTCTTCGTTTTTAAGAATATCTGGAAAATCTTTTGATTGGAATTTTATAACTTCGCCAGTATCAGTGTCAATATATTCATACCAAGCACCTGCTTGCTTTACTAACTTATTATCTTTCATAACTCCTAACCAGCTTCCGAAATTATCAATACCTCTATCAAAGAAGATATTGAAATCCGCGTGTCTCAATGGTGGTCCTAAACGATTTTTGATAACCTGTGCTCTTACTTTGATACCAACAATTCTATCACCAACTTTAAGTTGTCCCATAGATTTCAAACGGAAACGAACAGAAGCATGGAATGCTAATGCTTTACCGCCTGATGTTGTCCAAGGGTCACTAAATGCCATTGCGTTCATCTTTTGACGAAGTTGATTAGTAAATACTAAACAAATACTCTGTCTACCAATCATATTGGTGATTTTACGCATTGCTTTGGAAATGATAATTGCTTTATCCGTAGCGTAACCATCTTTACCATAATCAGCTTCTAACTCTTTATGAGTAGATGCAGCTGCTACTGAATCAACTACGATAGTTACTAATCGGTTCTTATCGCCTGTTCTAACTTTCTCAATGATAGTTTCACAAGCTTCAAAAATACCTTCAACCGTATCTACTGAAACGTATAGTAATTTTGAAATATCAACACCAATTGCTTCCAAAAACTCCCTATTAACGGCAGTTTCGGTATCAATCAATACGGCTACTCCACCTTTCTTTTGTGTTTCAGCAAGGAGATGGGCGGAGAGCAGAGATTTTCCACTCTGCTCTAAACCCGTAATCTCTGCTATACGGCCAACAGGCAAACCACCATAAGGTCTATTGGAAACTGCTACATCCAAAAGAGCGTTACCAGTAGATACCCAATCTTTTACGTTGGTAGGAGCATCGCCACCACCATCGTTTAGGAAGTATGCAATCTTACCATCCTTATTTTGTTTGTTTAATGATTCCGCAAGAATACTTGCTAAATCCTCTTGTACTTTGGCCATAATTGTAACCTGTTATTAATTGTTAAATAAATCATCAAATGCTGATGCTACATCATCCTTTTGTGTTGGTTTTGTAGTTTCTTCCTTTTCCCAAGGCAAGTCACCAACTTCTTGTGTACCACCTAAATCAGCAGATACTTTTGATTGTGGTTTTGGTGCTGCTTTTGGAGCTTCTAATTCCTCTACAACTTCATCCGATGCTGGTGTTGAACCTGGGTTTAACCAATTTTCTAACACACCTTTCAATTCACTATAAGATAACTCTGAATACAATTCCGTAATGTTCTTTTGATTTTCCAAAAGAGATTGGATTTGGTCAGCGCTTTCTCCTAATTTAGATTGAGAAGGTTTAACACGAATAGTTGTTGTTGGATAAGCTGCATTTGAATCTTCAGCGGATTGAATTTCTACAACGATATCTCTACCATTCATTGGGTCGGTGATATCTCCGTAATCCGGGTCAGCGATATATCCTAAGATATCCTGATAAACCGTCTTACCAAATCCCCAAAATTTAACACCTTCGTTCTCTTTACCTCTTACGATAACAGGTGCGAAAGTTCTTAATTTTGGCTCCATCTTCTTACCTGCTTTCCAATCATCAGTATCGCCTGTACGTTTAAGTTTTTCAGCGAACTCAACAATTGGGTCAGGTCTGCCGAATGATGCAGGACTCAAATAAGTTTTGTTGTTAATGTTGTAGTGAAAGAATAATTCAATGAAAGGAATATCTTTATTGAATTTGTAGGGAACTAATCTGATTTGATGTTTTCCCGGTGTTGGCTTCCAAAGTGAATCTGATTTTTTGGAAGTGTTTTGTAACGAGTTGAATCTCGATAGGGCAAGTTTAATGTCCATTTTTCTTACGTTTTAAAGTTAATAATTGTTGTTTAATGTTTAAGGTTTTATCGATATTACCTATATCTAAATATAACCTTTTTATGTTTTTGTTCTACAAATATAGAACTTTTTTTTGTTATTTCCAAATTTATTTCGCCCATTTTCCTCTACTTACCAATTGAGCAATTATACCATATACTGATAAATCTTCATATGTATCTTGCACCGATTCTCCTACCTCATCTGGCTGTCCTAATACTACTAATTGCTTCAATCTCTGAACCTTATCATTGATTCTGAACCAAAGACCTGTAAGTGATAGTTTGATATCTTCTTTGGATTGTAATGCAGTTCCTACGGAAATGTTACCAGGTCCATAGTTTCTTTGCTTTTTACAAAATGTTTCATACATTTCGGCTTGAATCTTTTTAAATTCTTCCATCATTTCGGGATAAACTCTTTCGCAATGTTCTCTTGCTGTTTCTTCGTGGGTTTCTATCATAACTGTTTATTTAATTTTTGTTTTAGTTTCATTCCTAATGCGCATGATTCATACTCTTCGGCTTCCACCAAAGTTTTAATGTTTTCATCGATAATAAATTCGAAGTCTACTCTATGAATTGAAAGTTCAACAACAATAATTCGATTTATGATTATCTTTGCAAAGCAAACAATATCTTTCTTATAACGAATACCCCATTCCACTCCTTTGATTAGTGCTTTGGATATTTCGTATCGAAAATCTTCGAATACTGTTTCGGCTGAATTCGTTTCAATTACTAACTTTCTTTTCATTGAAACAAATATAATAAATTAATTCTGAATTTCCAAATTAAAAAGTGTCAATATTTAATTCAGATAAATTTAAGTTTTTGTGAACCTTTGTTGGGATTTTTTTGTAGCCGTAGTTTGATGTAGTAATGATACAATTTTTAAACTCATTCCAATCTAATTGATAAGTTGTATCTAATTGGCCACCTGTTTTTGCTTTAATAACTTCGTTTAAAGCATTGATTGTATATATCGTATTAGATTGTTTCTTTCTATGTACTAATATAGTTTTCCATTGAGAATTTACAGGCGCTGAACCTTTCTCAACGTTATAAGTTATAAACAAATCATTTTCTACAATTTTACTTTCCAATACAAATATATTAGGATTTATAAGCGTGTAGTTTTTTAAGATAAATTCTAAAGATGTATCTAATTCATTTCTATATGTGAACAAACATAAAAGTTGTGTATTCATTTTTTATTGTCTTTTTGGTGCATTATGCATTCTACCTGCTCCAGGGTTTCTACTTCTTCCTTCTAAATCAAATCCAATATTAAATTCAGGTTTAACATATGCTAATATATCTATACCATCAGAACTATCTACAAAAATTCTACGTTCTTTCACCAATTTTGCTCCACCTCTATCTTCTTTTTGTGATAATACAGAATCGTTTGAAAAATCTTGTACATCTACATTTTGATTATATGCTTCGTGTGCTAATTCTGTAAACATATATCTGGATTCTAATCTTAATCGTAATGTAGATACAGTGTTAGGGCTAACATCTAATCCCGCTTTTTGTCTTTCTAATATTACTTTAGCAAGAGCGCTGGTAACTTTACTTTCACCTCTTCCACCTTTTTTTAAGTCATTTTCCATTTGCTTAATAAATTCAGGGGCTACATTCAATGCTAATGCTTTTTGTTTTAAATATTGTTGATACTCCTTATTTACTTTTTGATGTTCTTTTAAAGGACTGTCTAATTTTACTTCAAATGGTTTACCATGTGATTCTGATAATTCTATAACACCTTTTTTAACTAACCCCTTTGGGTCATTTTTATACGTTGATTTTCTAGCTTTAGAACCCAAACCACTAGCTCCTCCTACACCTTTTTTAACACTTCTACCATCCAATGTTACCATTCTATTTTCACCCTTTCCGTTTGAAATGGTAATAACATCCACTGTTTCTAATGTTGTACTTTGTGGTAATAGTGCACATTTACCATTTTGAGTTCCTTTACCATTATCATGCATTTCTCGTATAGCCACAAATATTTCTGCATAATTTGCCCAACCTTCTTTTAAAGATGGTTCTCCATCGTGATTTGCTATATCCGATAAAATTGTTTCAAATTCCTTTGACCACTCTTGTGGATTTTTATTAGGGTCTTTTTTTGAAAAAGCAGTAAGTCTATCAATAAGTGCCAATGTTTCTTTATCGGAAATAATAGCCTTATCCGCCAATGCTTTAAACCTCGTTCCCATTCCAGAAATAGCTTCTTTGATTACAACTACTCTATTTTCCGGAGAATCAGGTATAACTCCCGTATCCATATCAATGAAATCCAAATCGCCTGCTTCTATTTTTTCAGCGTATTCATCCATTGTTCTATTATTTTTAGCTCTTCTTTTGGATTCACTTTTAGAAATACCAGGTTCGGCTGGATTATTTCTAACAATATTTAATCCACCTATTTTAACAGTTTGTACTGAACCATCTTTTCCTCTTTTAACCGCACTAGCTCCTTTTAAAAGTCTAGTCTTACCATTATTATCAACATATGTTTGGTTTGCTGTTGAAAGTTTACCACCAAATGTAGATGGAGATAATTCAGCCATACCATTTTTTCTAACAAATTTACCAAACGCACCATGTACAGGATTAGATGCATCTTTTGCACCAACATATATTCTTATTCGAGCAGTTGGTCCCTGTGTTTTAAAATTACCAGGTTGTTTAGCTATATAAAATTTAGTAGCATTTGGATTATTTTCAGTTGGTTCTGCAACTCTAATATATTGAGCTGCCAGTTTTTGCTCTGAAGAATTTAAACTTTTTCCACTAAATAATTTATCAAGCAATTCACCAACTTTTTTATGGTCAGCTGCGTGTGGATTCCCTTTTGTTTTTGCAAGTTTATTAAGTGTATCTAATATTGATTTTTGAGCCTGAACAGTATTTTGTAAATGTTTTTCTGTGTTTTTATTATTTGTCATTCCAGCAACTATATTAGAAAATGTACCACTTCCTTTTGTATTAGAAGATGGTGCGGATTGTCTTGGTTGTGCAGCTTGCTGAGCTCTTTTTTCCGCTCCGCTTATTTTGATTGTAGCCGGCTTAACTGATTTTGGTGTATCCTTTGAAGTTTTTGATTTCTTATTCATCAACTTCATAGCGGCTAAATATCCTGGATGTTTATCATCGTACTTTATAGCTGATGAGTATTTTACAGTACGTTTTTTACCATTCTTGTCAACATATGTTACATCCGGGTCTTTTTTGACTGTTTTTGCTTTTTCTTTTAAAGCATTGATAGCTTTAGAATTGTATATACCTCTCTCTTCTAAGATGGTAGTTAATTCATCTAAGTGTTCTTCGTTTGTCAAATCCACTATTCCCGTTGGAATTCTATAACTTAGTTCCAATAATATTTCTTCGAAATTTGGAGTCATTATTTTTTATTTTTTAGGTAGAATCGATGATAGTTTAGTTGATTCCTCCATATCATCATCCATTTCCAATTCCTTCTTATACTTTTTAGCAACAGCTATCATAAATGTGTTAGCATCTTCTGCTGATTTAAAGGATTTATCAATTTTACCTTGCAACTTAGATGGGTCATTATTATAAGTAGGTTCTAAACTTACTCTAAATTCATTAGGTTTACCATAATCAACATTAGAACCCATATATAATGTGTACGTTGGCATTTCACCTTTACTTGCATTATACATAATAGCGCCGGAATTATCATCAATTTGTGCATATCCATCAAGTGCTACTTCTTTATTCAATGTATTTGATACATTTTCTGCATGCGTATCATCTAATTGAGATGCTTTTTTTGGAAATTGTGCTTTTGGTGCATCAGCTTTAGCGGATGCTCCACTTTGAGAATACTTTGCGATTATATCTTTAGCGTATTTGTTTCCAGAATTACCTACAACAGCGGTCATAAAATCCATCGGATTTAATTTTTTGGATTCCACATCACTAGCTATTTTTTCCAAATCAACACCATTTTGCTCAGTCCATGAAATTAATGCTCTACCATTTACTCCAG